TGGTATGGTGCGACACCTTACGAGGCAGATCAGACCATCGAGCCTTAAAAGAGCATACTTTTGGCCAAAAGCGGCACTCCTTCGCCGGGGTGCCGCTTATTTTTCGATAGGAGGAGCGGAATGATCATTTTAATTATGGTGGCGCTGATCGTCACTCCGATCATGGCCATTGGAATAGCAATCAGCATCGCTGGAGCGATGCAACAGGAGGGAAATTTTTATGGTTAAGACACTAACATTCGGAGATAAGCAAGTGCAATTCTCCACATCATTCGCGTGGGCTTTCGCATATAAAAGCCAATTTGGAGCCGATCCGGCCAAGATCTTCATGCCGGCGATCAAGAAGATCATGCTTCTGGGAGCTGACAAGCCTGCAGAAGATGATGAGCAGGCAGAAGAGCAGGCAATCATTCTCTATGAGGAGATGGGATTCACCGGGATCACACAGGTAGCCTGGGCAATGGCCAAGCTCTGTGACAGGAATCTTCCGGATCCGATCACATGGATCCAATCCTTCGGAGATGACTTTGAGGCTCTCACAATCGTGACGGAGCTTATTCCGGAAGCGATTGAATCATGCTTTACATCAAAAAACTTGGAAACTCCGTCTCCGAAGGAACTCAAGGAGGAGCCGGAGGAGAAAACGGAGAAATAACAATCGACACTATTCTTGTGGCAGGCCTCACCAGAGGCCTGAGAATGCAAGACACAGAATATATGACACTCGGCATGTGGGTGGACTACATTGTCGAGTGGAATGAGATGCACAAGGATTCCGGAAAGATAGACAAAAAGACCGGCGAGAAAGTGACATCTCGAAAAGCCAATCAGGCTGATTTTGATGCATTTTAGGAGGTGAAGTGAGTGGCTGGAACAATTAAAGGAATCACAATTCAGATCGGTGCTGATACCACGAAGCTGTCCAGCGCTCTGAATTCCGCCAATCGTGCAATTAAACAGACACAGACAGATCTGAAAGCTGTTGAGAAGGCTCTCAAGATCAATCCGACAAACATCAATCTTCTCAAGGACAAGCAGGCGCTGCTGAATGATAAGATCGCAGACACCAAGACAAAGCTGGACGCGATGAAGCAGGCACAGGCTCAGCTTGATTCTCAGGGAGTAGATAAGAATTCCAGGGAATATCGAGAGCTCCAGACACAGATTGACCTGTGTGAGCAGGAGCTTAAGGATCTCAACAAGGAATCAAAGAATTTCGGATCTGCCGGAGCTCAGGCGGTCGCTGCTGTGGGTGAAAAGCTCAAGGACGTGGGAGCGAAGATCTCCGCAGTCGGCCAGGAGCTGACAACGAAGGTCACTCTTCCTCTGGCGGCTGTCGGCACGGTAGCGGTCACGAAGTTTGCGGAAGTCGATAAGACCATGCAGCTGACCAATGCCACAATGGGCAACACTGAGGAGCAGGCAAATCTTCTGAATCAGGCCATGAAGGACGCTGCAGCTAATTCCACATTCGGAATGAATGATGCGGCAACGGCAACTCTTAATTTTGCTCGTGCTGGGCTGTCAGCAGAGCAGGCGGCGGCCGCTCTGGCTCCGGCCATGAATCTGGCAGCAGGCGAAGGTGGAAACCTTGACACGGTTTCCGGCGGACTTGTGGCCACAATTAACGGATTCGGAGGATCCTTTAACGATGCATCTAAATATGCGGATGTTTTTGCGAATGCCTGCAACAATTCCGCGCTGGATATTGACAGCCTCAGCTCTTCTATGAGCGTGGCGGCTCCGATCTTCGCGGCTGCAGGCTACTCTGTGAATGACGCGGCACTCTATATGGGTGTGATGGCAAATGCCGGTATTGATGCCGATACGGCTGCCAATGCACTCAAGACAGGCATGGCTCGCCTCGTAGATCCGGCCAAGGAAGGTCAGGAGTGGATGGACAAGCTGGGCATCAGCATCACCAACTCTGACGGATCAATGAAGGATTCTGTGCAGGTGCAGAAGGAACTTCATGATGCTTTTGCTGGGCTTTCCGAATCTGAGCAGATTGCAGCGGCATCTGCAATCTTTGGAAAGAATCAGATGTCAAATTGGCTGGCACTGATCAACACAGCTCCGGGCGATGTCTCCGCTCTTTCCGGTGCACTTGCCGAGGAAGGCACCACAGCAGAGATGGCAGAGGCTATGATGGGAGGCTTCGGCGGATCCATCGAGAAGCTTAAGAGCTCCATCGATGTCGCAGCGACATCCCTGGGCGAAGCTTTGGCACCTACGATCTCGAAGGTAGCAGATGCTATCCAGAAGGCTGTGGATTGGTTCAACAGCTTATCAGATGAGCAGAGGGAGATGATCGCTAAGATCGGACTCGTTGTGGCGGCTATTGGTCCGCTCCTGCTTGTTGTGGGCAAGGTTATATCCCTCGCCGGTACGATCATGACACTCGCACCGGCTATCGGTACGGCCATCACTGTGATGACAGGCCCGATCGGGCTTGTGATCGCTGCCATTGCGGCGGTCATTGCGATTGGTGTGGCTCTATATAAGAATTGGGACACCATCAAGGCAAAAGCTCAGGAGATCGGCGATGCCGTCAAAGAGAAGTGGGAAGGCATGAAGCAGGCTGTTTCTGAGAAGGTCACGGCCATGAAAGAAGCGGTCACTGAGAAATGGAACAACATGAAATCAGCGATTGCCAATTCTGCAATAGGTCAGACGGTTGGCACCGTATGGCAGGCGGCAAAGGACACCATGAGCGAGAAGCTCAACAACATGCGCACGGCTTATGACCAGCACGGCGGAGGATTGAAGGGTGCTGTTGCGGCTGCCATGGAAGGTGTCAAAGGTTACTACACAGCCGGATTCACTTTCGTGGATAACTTGACCGGCGGAAAGCTCTCCAATGTGCTGAATACAGTCAAGACCAAGATGGATGATGTGAAAAACAATGTCTCCACTAAGCTGGAGAATGTAAAGACATCCTTCTCAACGAAGATGGCCACAGCGGCCAGCACGGTCTCCACGAAGATGGTTGAGATCAAGGGGCATTTCCAGAATAAGATGGAGGATGCCAAGACAAATGTGAGCCAGAAGCTCGAATCAATCAAGGGATCTTTCTCTGAGAAGCTCGGCTCTAGCGCAAGCACGGTATCATCCAAGATGCAAGAGATCAAAAACAGCTTTACCTCGAAGATCCAGGAGGCGCATGATACCATCTCCAGAATCATCGAGAAGATCAAGAAGCTTTTCGATATTAGCTTGAAGCTGGATATCAAGCTCCCTCACATCTCCGTGAGTGGCGGTGAGGCTCCTTTTGGTATTGGTGGACAGGGCAAGCTTCCGAGCTTCTCTGTTGAGTGGTATGACAAGGGCGGTATCTTTGACCGTCCTTCCATCATCGGTGTAGGTGAGAAGCGTCCTGAGTTTGTTGGAGCTCTGGATGATCTGAGACAGATCGTCAGAGAAGAATCCGGTGGAGGTTTATCCATCCAGCTTCTCTCTCAGATGGTTTCCCTGATGAATGAGATCGTGAATCGCGATGCAACTCCGATCACGGTCAATCAGACCATCAATGCTGTGGACACAAGCTATGCAGAGCAGCAGAAGGCAGCAGCCTATGAATTCAAACAGATTGCGAGGGCTCTGACATGAAACAATATGAATCACTAAGATATGTCAATTCCAGAGGTGAGAGCATCACCTTTGGAATTGGCTCAAAGTATCATGTGAATGTCCAGAAGGATGTCACCGGCATCTCGGACATTACAAACACAATCTATTCCACCGGATCCATGGGGCAGGACGGAGACACGCTCGTGGGCAACAGAATCGAGCCTCGTGATGTCGAGATCGTTGGCAAGATCCAGGATCCGGACAAGGACACACAGCTGAGACTGAGGAGAGATGCGGTCAAGATCTTGAATCCGCAGCTCACCGGCACTCTCTATTATCAGTATGGTGATTATATCCGGAAGATCGGTGCGAAGGTCAAGGAATCTCCGAGATTTACGCACAAGGATCTCTCCCAGGAGTTTTCCATCCTCTTCCGGTGCTTGGATCCATTCTGGAGAGAGGATCGGGAGAATAGAGAAGAGGTTGCCACCTGGGTGGGCGATTGGGAATTCCCGACTGAGATCATCAAAGATGATGAGACCAGCATGACATTCGGCCACCATGAGGAATCGGTCATCGTTACGGTCTACAATGCCGGACATGTGACCACAGGAATGCGAATGGTGTTCAGAGCGCTCGGAGCTCTTTCCAATCCTTCGCTTTTCAATGTCAACACTCGTGAATACATGAAGCTCAATTTTGACATGCAGGGCGGCGATGTGATCACGATCGACACCAACTATGGCCATAAGAGCATCACGCTCCAGAGGAATGGACAGGAAACAAACATTTATCGCTACATGGATGCGGATTCCACTTTCCTCCAGCTCGACATCGGTGACAACATATTCCGATATGATGCTGACGATGGGCTCTCTAATCTTGAGGTCACTGTGTACTTCGCGCAGAAGTATCTGGGGGTATAGCCTATGGAT